AGTTTTTATGCCTCTTTAACAGATTTGGCAAATACATATGTCAATAAAGCATATGTTATGGATAATTATCCCAATTTGCTTCCAACTGTAACTAATCCAATAATGTATGCTTGGGGTTCCACCGCTACTAATATGGGAGTTGGTCCTGCTCCTGTAAGTGCTCTTTCACCAGTTGTAAATTTAATGCCTTCTGCAGGTGGTATAAAACAAATTGCTGTAGGTACAGCAGCACAAGCAGCAATTAAAACTGATGGAACTTTATGGATGTGGGGCACAAATACTAACGGCCAATTAGGTGATAATACCTCATCCATCAGAAGTTCTCCTATAAGTGTATTAGGAGGTAAAAGCGATTGGAAACAAGTTTCAGTTGGTTATACTCATACAGCAGCCTTAGATGCAAATAATAGTATATGGTGTTGGGGTAGCAACGCTCAGTATCAATTAGGTGATGGCACAAGTAGTAATAGACTTTCTCCCGTATTGTTTATTTATGGATCACTTTATAAATCAGTAGCAGCTGGAGCTAGTAATACTTTTGCAATCGACTTAGACGGCACTTTATGGGCTTGGGGAGTTAATACTAGAGGTCAATTAGGAGATAATACTCAATCGCTTAGAAGTTCTCCCGTGGTTGTTGTTGGAGGAAAAACTTGGAGCTCAGTAGTTTCTTCACAAAGAGGTGTGGGCACAGATGGTACTACTTTTGCAATTGATACAGATGGAGTTTTGTGGTCTTGGGGTAATAACCAGAATGGCATACTGGGAAATGGTAGTAATACCACTAGTTACAGTTCTCCTATAAGTGTCATAGGTGGTAAAAAATGGCTTCAGGTTGCAACAAATGGAGAAACTGCAGGAGCAATTGCTACAGACGGAACTTTATGGATGTGGGGTGAAAATTCCAATGGTCAACTAGGTGATAACACAAAAATTGCTAAAAGTTCTCCGGTTTCTGTTAGTGGTGGTGGAACAAACTGGAAACAATTGTTTATAAGCTATTCTAATGCTAATTCGGGTACTGGTTATGCACTCAAAACTAATGGCACCATATGGTCTTGGGGATACAATGTTTCTGGCCAATTGGGTGATGGAACTACAACGTCTAGAAGTTCTCCAAATTCTGTTTTAGCAGTACCACAAATAGCAGCAAATACGACCGCTGCACAAACTTCTTGGAAAATGTTGCCTCTTGGTGGCGGACAACCAAACCCAATTTGTTTGGCTATTTTGGAAGGACAAGGATATTAAGTGAGCACTATTAAGACTATGACTATCGATGGTTATTATACCAACGAAGAAGCAAAAAGATTATCAACAGTAGTACAAAATTTAAATTTTTCTAAAAGTGAATTTGGAAAAGAAATAGAAAATTTCAACATGGTACCGCAAGATGCCAATGAGTTATTTTCTTCAGTCCTAAATAAAAAAGTAGAAGTAATTAAAGAAAAATCTGGTGTTTTTAGAATGCCAGAACTATTTGTTCATTTTGAAAGTTTTGATTCATTAGATGAATGGTTGTTTGTAGTAGCATTAGAGCCAGCAACATTCAATATATTTGAACATCAATCAGGTGCCAAATCGGCTTTAGATGGTTATAATTTTAAATATCGAAATTTATTTGAATGGGACTTGACCGTTAATTACTTGCTGACACCAGGACAAGGAGTTTTTTTTAGACCTTGGTTATTTCACACATTTGACCATGGACTAATACAAACATTTAGGTTAAAAGAATGGCAAACACCGGATATACAATAACGCTAACATCGCAGGGTACATACAATATGGATGACATATTGTTGCGTAGGGATTATTTTACCTATGGTGATGCGTATGGTTGGGGATATAATGGTGGTTTCACCGGTGATGGAGGTCCACTTGGTGATAATACGAATAGTAGCCGATTAAGTCCTGTTACAGCAGCTATAGGCAAAACAGATTGGAAACAAATTTCTATTAGTAAGTTTAATGCAATTTCTTCAGGAATTGACAATTCTGGAAAATGGTGGTATTGGGGAAATTTGATTCCCGGAGTCGGACTCCGGACAAGTTCTCCTGTAACAATACCATATATAGCCAATACAACGTGGAGACAAGTTGATTGTGGCAACAACTCCCTTAATTATAATTTTATAATGGCAATTAAAACCGATGGAACATTATGGGGTATTGGATATTCTACGAACGGTCAATTAGGTGATGGAACTACAACGACTACTTCTTCTCCCGTTTCTGTTAAAGGCGCTGGTAATGCAAATACTTGGTTGCAAGTTGCGTGTGGAACTGAACATACAATAGCACTTCAAACTAATGGAACATTATGGACATGGGGTACAAACGGTTTTGGGCAACTAGGTGATAACACAACATCTAATAGAAGCTTGCCTGTAAGTCCTTTAGGAACTAGTTCTAATACATTTGTGCAAGTTGCTGCAGGTCAATATAATTCAGCTGCAATACAAAATAATGGAAATTTATGGATGTGGGGCGATAATACATATTATGCTGTTAGTGCTAATACTTTAATTTTATCGGCCGCAACTCCTGTTTTATATGCTGGACCAAACAATTTTGGAACAGCTTATGGATCTTGGAAAACCATATCGATAGGTAGTTACACCCAAATGGGAATTCAAACCGATGGAACATTATGGGCATGGGGTAATGGTTTCAATGGAGCAATAGGTGATGGAACATCGTCTATCAGGTCGGTTCCTGTACAAATTGCTGGAGGCGGTACTAATTGGAAAACAGTATCTATTGGCCAGTCAACAGCATTGGCAACAAAAACTGATGGAACAGTATGGGTTTGGGGTGAGGCTACATCTGGAGCTTTAGGTAATGGAACTACAACTCCTAACGTAAGTTCGCCTATTTCTCTTGCATTACCTAGCGGTCAAAATTGGAAACAAGTATCAATGGGCGGCCAATTAGGATTAGCAATCCGGGACGCAACTACATAATAGAAGTATATAACTATGAGGTGATAAAATGAAATTGAATATTGGTGGTGGTGATAAACATTATGAAGGCTTTCTCAATGTTGATTATGATGCAAATTGTGAACCAGATTATTGTTTTAATATAGAAAAAGATGTGTGGCCTTTTGAAGATAATTCAGTAGATGCCGTTATTGCACATCATATTATGGAACATCTAGGTGAAGGTTACTTCCATGTAATGCAAGAATTATACCGTGTATGTAAACCCGGTACTATCATCGACATTGTTGTGCCTCATCATCGGCATGAATACTTCCTTAACGACCCAACTCATCGTAGACCCATTACAGTAGATGGACTTTGGTTATTTTCTAAAAAATATAATGATGCTTGTATTGAACAGAAGGCTGCGGCTTCTCGTTTAGGACATTACTTTGGTGTTGATTTTGAAGTGGTAAATTCGTTTGATGTTCCAGACCCAAAATATAAAAACTATTTTGATGGTAAACTTAAAGAAGAAGTGCAACAGTATATTTACGAAAGAAATAACATTATTATGGAAGTCCACATTAAACTTGTGGTAGTTAAAGATGAAGCGTGATGCCCTTAAATTTGTTATTAAAAATTTAGTATCAAGGCAAAAACACAAAGAAGCTCATACTATTATTGATGCTTTTTATGAAAACGCAAGTGATTTAGAAGAATTTGATATTCTTGGCGAAATGGCTTTACTTGGCAAATATTATGAAATGCAATTAAAGTGTGCCATACAGGTGTATACTAGAGCCAAAGGAGAACAACTATTTCCTGCTAGAGAAAATCTTATTAGAACATATAATACAATGAATTATCCTGAGAAAGCAATGTTCTATATTGATTTAAATCTTAAATCAAAACCAAAAGATATTGATAGTTTGTGTACCAAAGCATTTACATTGGCATTAATGAATAAGAAAAAAGAAGCAGAAGAAATGTTGATATCATTAATGGCAAATGATGAAAAACAAAAACAAAATTTGGAATATGCATTATCTGGTAAACAAATGCGAGAAGGTCAAACTGCCAAAGGTGTTTTAAATTTTACAAGTTCTTTTAAATCTAAAAATGAATATTTTGAAGATAAATTAAATTTAAAACTTTGGACTGGACAAATAGAACCAGGTAAAACGATTGTTATCAATGGTGAAGGTGGTATTGGCGATGAAATTATTAATGTTCGTTTTTTAAAGAATATTAAAGATTTAGGAATGAGGCCAATTCTATATTCTTCTTGGTATGAATTTAGACCAGATTTAGTTGATGTATTTCGTAGACACGGTTATGAAGTAGTTACAACCCCATTTCATTTTCATAATGATTGGTATTGGACTCATATGATGTCATTACCCGGTTATTTGAATTTATCAGAAAAAGATTTATGGACTGGTCCTTATCTCACACCAAAAAGAAAATCAGAAAACCAACTCAAAGATACTAATTTTAAAATAGGTATCAAATGTAATGGTAATCCTTATTTTGAACAAGATGTATATAGAACTATACCAATTGAACAAATGTTAGAGGTTCTTCCAAAGAATGCTTCAATCTATTATTTTGATAAAGATAAAGAGTATCCAGGAACAATATCATTAAAAGATAAGTTAAATACTTGGGAAGATACTTTAGATTATCTTGACCAAATGGATGTTATTGTATCCTCTTGCACCAGTATTGTTCATGCGGCTGGTGCCATCGATAAACGGTGTATGGTTTTACCTCCAATATCTGAGTATTATACTTGGACATCCACAAGGACCAATGAAACCACGCCTTGGTACGGTGATAATATGACCGTACTAAAACAACAAAAGGTGAGAAGTTGGAAAGAACCATTAGAAAGAGTTCGAGAACTGTTAAATGGTTGATGTATAAATATACCATCATAGGAGAGAATTGATGGCAACAATAACCACAAGAGCTGATTTTACCGATTATTGCCTCCGTAGACTAGGATTTCCCGTTATTGAAATTAACGTGGATCCAGACCAAATAAGTGACCGTATTGATGATGCATTACAATACTGGCAAGATTATCATTTTGATGGTTTACAAAAAGTCTATTGGATTAAAGTAATTGACCAAACCGATGTCAATAACAGATATTTGGATGCTTCCCAAGCAAAAGACCATTTCAACAATACATTAGAGATTGCTGGTATTTCTCGTATATTTCCACTACAAGATTCTCAGGCAAATGTGGATATGTTTGATTTGCGTTATCAATTGCGCTTAAACGAACTCTACGACTTTACCTCCGCCTCATACATCAATTATACCTTAACACAACAACATTTGCGTTCATTGGAAATTATGTTTACTGGAGAAGTTCCTATTCGATTCCAAAGACATACTCAAAGATTGTATATTGATTGGGCATGGGGACCACTTGAAGCACCAGTTGGTACTATTGTGGTTGCTGAAGCATATGCAAATATTGACCCAGCTGTTTTTAACAGAGTATGGAATGACCGTTGGTTAAAAGAATATGCTACTGCTTTGATTAAGAGAACTTGGGGAAACAACCTTAAAAAGTTTGCCGGTTTACAATTACCAGGTGGCGTTACATTAAATGGTGATAAAGTTTATGATGAGGCGGTTGCAGAGATTGAAAAACTTGAAAGTGAAATGCAATCAGAATACGGTGCGCCATTAGAATGGTTTATGAACTAATATGGCAACTTCACAGTATTTTAATAATTACGGTTCATTAGCAGAACAAAGAGTTATTGAAGATTTAATTGTTGAGTCCATTAAAATTATGGGTTTCGATGCTTATTATCTTCCAAATGATAATGACCAAGCTCGTGATTTATTATTTGGTGAAGATCCGGTTAAAAAATTTAAATCAGCATTTATGATAGAAATGTATCTATCTCAATCAAATGATTATCTAGGTGACCATGAATTTTTTACCAAATTTGGTTTAGAAATTAAAGACAATGTTAATGTTATTCTTTCAAAGCGTTCTTTTGATGTACGAGTTCCATCAAACACTTTTACCAGACCAAGAGAAGGCGATTTGGTTTATGTTCCATTTTTAAATGGTACTGGTGAAATATTTGAAATTAAATTTGTGGATCAAACAAAAGACTTCTTTATGTTAGGTCGTAAAGCTCCATACTTCTATGAAATGGAACTTGAGAAATTCAAATACTCACAAGAAATTATTCAAAGTGGTGTTGCTGATATTGATACTGTTGTTACTGATTACGCATATCGAATTGATTTAAATCTTGGTGCTGGAAATGCAAACAACTATACACTTGGTGAAATTGTATATCAATCACCAGATTCTACATATGCAAATGCCACTACGGCAGGTATTGTTCAAAATTGGTCTACAATTACTGAAGTATTATCTGTCAGTAATATTAATGGTTCATTTGTTGATGGTCAAATTGTTATTGGTCAATCAAGTAATGCACGATATATTTTAACATCATACGATCCATTATTGCATCCTTCAACACATGAAAATTATGACAATCACTATATTGCTAACTCAGCAAGTTCTATTATTGATTTTTCAGAAACTAATCCGTTTGGACCAATATAATGTCTACACCAACATATAACCGAATTATTCGTAAACTGGTAGTAGGTTTTGGTAATTTATTTGATAACATTACTTTAGTTCGTTATAACGCAGATAATACCGAAGCTGAACGATTTATTGTGCCTATTGCTTATGCAGCAAAAGAATTGTATGTTCAAAGGTTACAAGGCGATCCAAATTTAGATAAAAAAGTTCAAATGACTTTACCTCGTATGTCATTTGAAATGACTGGTCTTTCTTATGATGCTGGCAGAAAACAAAATACAAATTTTAAATCTTTTGCACAAACATCTTCTGGTGTTAAATCTCAATACAATCCTGTGCCATATGATTTTGATTTTTCTTTATATCTTTATGTGAGAAATATTGAAGATGGTACTCAAATTATTGAACACATACTTCCATTTTTTACACCAGATTATACAATCAAATTAAATTTGGTTCCAGAAATGGGAGTAGTTAAAGAAATACCTGTAGTATTAAAAGATACCAGTTATGAAATAGATTCTCAAGGTCCAAGAACTTCAGATACTCGTATGATTATTTGGACATTAAACTTTACTGTTAAAGGATTTATATTTGGTGCAATATCTTCTGCTGGATTAATTAAAACTTCTATTACAAATATTTTAAATAATGTTGACTATGCAGCTGCTGTACAATTTAATATGGGTACTACAACAGGCACTTATAAAGTTGGTGAATTTGTTTATCAAGGTTATGGATTGCCAAATTCAACTGCATCGGGAAAAGTGGTGGTTTTTGATAAAGCAAATCAAATATTAACACTTAAAGAAATTAGTGGTCATTTTGTTTCTTCTCATCCAATTATTGGTGCAGATACAGGTGCATATTCTAATTTTAATTCTTACAAAGTATTGCCGCAGAATTTTGCAACTATTACTGTTACTCCTAATCCTGCCTCAGCTAACGCAACGGATAATTATACTTACAATATTGCAATTCAAGAAGTTGCTAATTCTGGCATTTATAAAACAAAATAATCATGACTACTATTGGCCAAGGAATTACAATTGGTAAAGGCATAACTTTTGATTCTGGAATAATAATTTCTTCTAGTCCTCCTGTTGTATCTGCAACATTGATATTTGATTTAGATGCGGCCAATTTTTCAGGAGTGCCAACAAATGGAACTATTGTAGCAGGTTCAGGCACAACGGGTGAACGCACATTAACTGTAACTAATGCTGGTTCTATTGGATATAGTTCAAGTAACGGTGGATATTTTTCTAAATCAAATAATGTAGGCACAGATACTATTGTTGGAGGTCCAAATACTACTAGTGCAAGTTACACAGTATTCATGGCATATCAACCACGAAACATAAGTAGTGGCGGCCAAGGTAGAATATTGTCTTGTAATAGCGGACAAGATTGGTTATTAGGCACATATGCGCCAGCACCAGGAAGTGGAACAATGTATATGAATGTATTTTATCCTGGTTCTGAAGTTTGGTTATCACACGATGCTTCTGATACAGGTTGGCACTTTATTTGGGCTACATACACTCTTGCTACAGGTGTTGCTAATTTGTATATTGCATCTAGTACTGTTAATAATACAGTAGGTCCAACTTCTACATATAAAACAGTAACATTTGTAGCAAATGGTAATCGTGGATTCAATCAACTTACTATGTGGCGTAGACCTGGTCCTTCTGAAGTTGGTCAAGCAAATATTGGATTTATTAAAACGTATAATGGCGCACTTACATTAACAGATATACAAAATCAATGGAACTATTACCATAGTAGATTTGGAATTTAACTATATAATTATATGAACGAATTGAATAAAAACCTATCTGAAATATTTGATATAACACCAATAGAAGAAGTTAAAAAAGAAAAACTTCCTACGGTGTCTACCAAATATAATGCGCCTGATATTGAATCCGATTTGACAGATGCTTACCAACAGTCACGGGAAAATCTTCAAGGTATTATTGACCAAGGTCAAGAAGCTATGCATGAAATTTTAGAAATTGCAAAAGCAGGCCAACACCCACGAGCATTTGAAGTTTATGGTACTTTACTTAAAAATATGGTAGATGCCAATAAAGAACTTTTAAATATTCAAAAACAAATGCGTGATATGGATGGCAAGAAAAAAGAAACCAATAATACTACGATTGATAAAGCAATCTTTGTTGGTTCAACTGCTGAATTAGGTAAACTACTCAAAGATAATGGCCACAAGTAAAAATTCGTATCGTGATAATCCTCTACTCAAACGGGTAGGTGTTCAACAAAATTATACCAAAGAGCAATTTGATGAATATGTCAAGTGTGCTCAGGATCCAATTTACTTCGCCAAATACATTAAAATTATTACACTAGATGATGGACTTGTTCCATTTTCTATGTACGATTTTCAGAAGGATATGATTAAGACCTTCCATGATAATCGTTTTGTCATTGTTAAGTGTCCACGGCAGGTTGGTAAAACTACCACAGCAGTTGCCTTTTTACTTTGGACAATTCTATTTAAAGATTCTCAAACTATTGCTGTTCTTGCCAACCGTTCTAAGACGGCCATTGGTATTTTAGGTAAGTTACAGTTAGCGTATGAGAATTTACCACAATGGCTCCAACAAGGCGTGGTCGAGTGGAACAAGGGTCGTATAGAGTTAGAGAACGGGTCAGTCATTATCGCAGACTCCACCTCATCCGCAGCGTCCCGTTCAGGTTCTTTTAACATTGTGTTCTTAGACGAGTTTGCTTTCGTACCATCCAATATTGCCTCAGAGTTTATTACTTCCGTTTATCCAGTTATTACTGCTGGTACTAAGACAAAGATTTTGATGGTGTCTACACCAAATGGCATGAATCTATTCTACAAATATTGGAATGATGCAGTCAATAAACGAAACAATTATAAACCATTTGAAATTCATTGGTCACAAGTGCCTGGTCGTGATGAGGCTTGGAAAGAAGAAACAATTAAGAACACTTCTGAATACCAGTTTAGACAGGAGTTTGAAACTGAGTTCTTAGGTTCTACTAATACCCTCATCTCTGGACTAAAACTACAAGAGATGGTGTATCAAAATCCTGTTGCAGAACATGACATGATGAAGATATACAAACATCCTGTCAAAGGTGATGGTGAAAAAGATAAAGAACATATCTACGGTATTTGGGTTGATGTTTCAGAAGGTAAAGGATTGGATTCTTCCACATTCTCGGTTATTGATATGTCTACAATGCCATATGAGCAGGTGGCAACTTATAAGAGTTCTTCAATATCCACTCTATTATTTCCAACGGTAATTCATAATGCCGCCAGATACTATAATGATGCGTATATCCTGTGTGAGATAAATAACACACCACAGATTGCAGATATTCTGCATCAAGATTTAGAGTATGAAAACCTGTTTAAAGTATTTACGGGTAATAAGAAACCACAACAATTATCTGCTGGGTTTGCCCGTGGTATTCAAATGGGTTTGAAAATGTCCAGTCAAGTTAAAAGAATTGGTTGTTCCAATCTGAAAACATTGATTGAAGGTAACAAATTAATAATTAACGATTTTGATACCATTTCAGAATTGACCACTTTCGTAGCTCAAAAGAACTCTTTTGCGGCAGAACCGGAAGCCAATGATGATATGGTTATGGGTTTAGTGATGTTTGCGTGGGCAACCACTCAAAAATACTTTAGAGAAATTGTTGCACATGATGTACGCAAACAACTTCAACTAGAGAGTATGAACCAATTTGATGAAGATGTTCTACCAGCACCAGTTATTGAAAATGGTTTGGAACATGAATTTATGATGGAAGGCGGTGATGTATGGGAGAAAGCAGATTCAGGTGAAACCTATGCTTCATTTTTTAAAGAAATGAACAGATAATCTGTAAATACGGCCTATCATAAATATCATTATGGTATTATAATTGCCAAAATAACATAATATTTCAAGGAGAAAAAAATGGCATTTCAATTGTCTCCAGGCGTAAATGTATCTGAGATTGACTTAACCACAGTCGTTCCTTCGGTATCTACATCTGCCGGTGCTTTTGCTGGACGTTTTCTATGGGGTCCAGTAAATAAGCGAGTTTTAGTTCCAGACGAGATTACTTTAGCTGCTCAGTATGGACAACCAGATAGCAACACATTTGTTTCATTTTTTACTTGCGCCAGCTTCTTGGCTTATGGTAACAATTTAACAGTTGTTCGTGCAGCTAACACAAATACATATAACGCTGATTCAAATACATCTAGTTTACCCCTTCAGATTACAAATGAAGATGTTTTCCAAGCTTCATATTTGGGTCAAAATAACAGCAATTTATATGGTCCATTTGTTGCTCGTTATCCTGGTGCTTTAGGTAACTCATTAACTGTTTCCATTTTGGATGCTGGTGTATTGCAATCTAACGGCGCAATTTATTCAAATAACTTTACAAGTTGGGCATACGCTTCTCAATTTACAGGCGCACCTAATACATCTGTTCAAGTATCTACAGCTGGTGGTTCATACGATGAATTGCATATTGCGGTTATTGATACTGGTGGTCTGTTTAGTCAAGGTGTTAAGAACACCGTATTGGAAGTATACCCATTTGTTTCTAAGGCTTTAAACTCCATTGATTCATTAGGTAACTCTAACTACTACAAACAGGTTATTTTTGATAACTCTAAGTATATCTACGCAATGGATCCTCCATCATATGCAAATACAAATGCAACATGGGGTCAAAGCATTACAACTACTTTTGCAACAATTCCTTCTTCATTTGGTAATACATATCCACTTGCTGCAGGTACTGATGCTGCTCCAACTGATGCTAACATCACAAATGGTTATAGTTTATTCACCAATCCTGATGCAGTAGATATTTCTTTAGTATTAAGTGGCAATGCAAGCACAACAGTTCAACAATACATTATTGATAATATTGCTAACTCTCGTAAAGATTGTGTTGCATTTATTTCACCTCCTTCTTCTGCCGTTATTAATCAAGGCGGATCTGAAACAGCTCAGATTACTACATGGTTAAATGACCCTTCAACTGGTCTAAATCGTTCAACTTCTTATGCTGTTGTTGATTCTGGTTGGAAGTATATGTTTGACAAGTACAACAATACTTACCGTTGGATTCCATTAAATGCTGATATTGCTGGTCTATGTGTATACACAGACCAAGTGCGTGATGCATGGTGGTCTCCTGCTGGTTTCAATCGTGGTAATTTAAAAAATGTTGTAAGATTGGCATGGAATCCTAACAAGACATACCGTGATGCATTGTATTCAATTGGTGTAAATCCAGTTGCTACATTCCCAGGTCAAGGTACTGTATTGTATGGTGACAAGACTTTACAAGCTAAACCATCTGCATTTGACCGCATTAACGTCCGCAGATTGTTTATTGTACTTGAAAAATCAATCGCTAAAGCTGCTAAGTATTCATTGTTTGAATTTAACGATGAGTTTACCCGTGCTCAGTTTGTTGCTTTGGTAACTCCGTTCTTGCGTGATATTCAAGGTCGCCGTGGTATCTATGACTTCCGTGTTGTTTGCGATACAACAAACAATACCGGTCAAGTTATTGATTCTAATCAGTTTGTTGGTGACATCTATATCAAACCTGCTCGTTCTATCAACTTTATCCAGTTGAACTTTGTTGCAGTAAGAACTGGTGTTGATTTCACAGAAGTCGTTGGTAAGTTCTAATAAATAATACAACGATATAGGAGATAACAAATGGCATTCAACGTAGCAGAATTTAGGTCAAATTTGGTTGGTGACGGTGCCCGTCCCAACCTATTTTCCGTTTCACTAAGCTTTCCAGGAATTGCTACAGGTGGTTCGGTCGCTAGCACGAAAACAACTTTCATGGCTAAAGGCGCTCAGTTACCTGGTTCAACGGTTGGTCAAGTTCCCATGTATTACTTTGGTCGTGAACTAAAGTTTGCTGGTAATCGTACCTTTGCTGATTGGACATTGCAAATCATCAATGATGAAGATTTTACAGTTCGTAATGCAATCGAATCATGGATGAACGGCATTAATAGTCATGCTGGTAATGTGCGTAACGGTGCTGCAACTTCACCATCAGGTTATACTGTTGATGCAGAAGTAACACAATACGGAAAATCAGGCGACCCAATTAAAACTTATAAATTTGTTGGTTTGTTCCCACTAGATTTAGCACCAATTGATTTAGATTGGGGTTCAAATGATACTATTGAAGAATATGGTGTAACCTTCGCCTACCAATGGTGGGAAGCTCTTACAACGAGTTAATATATACTATTATACGAAAGGGACTTCGGTCCCTTTCATTATGTTTTTTTGAATTGGAATAACACAATATGGCAGCTAATAAATTTTCTCTATTTGGTTTTACAATTGCACGAAATAAATCTGATGAAGATGCAATCGTGCAACAATCTTTTACGCCTCAAACAAATGATGATGGCGCATTAACAATCACCTCTGCCGCTTATTATGGAACATATGTTGACCTAGACGGCACCGCAAAAAATGAAGTAGAACTAATCTCTCGCTACCGTGAAATGGCTATGCAGCCAGAAATCGAAGCGGCAATTGATGATATTGTAAACGAAGCCATTTGCCAAGATGATGATGGCAAAAATATCAATATCGTTATGGATAATCTACAACAACCAGAAAAAATCAAAAAAGCAATTAGAGAAGAATTTAATACTGTTACTCGCCTGTTAAATTATAAAAACATGGCACATGATATTTTCCGTAGATATTATATTGATGGTAGAATGTTTTATAACATTATTATTGACCGTGAAAAACCATCAGAAGGTATTAAAGAACTTCGATATGTCGATCCTCGCAAATTGCGTAAAGTGCGTGAAATTAAAAAAACTAAAGATGACCGCACTGGTGCAGAAGTAATGAATACAGTAAATGAATATTATATTTACAATGACAAGGTTACCACAGGCTCTTCACAAAACTTTGGACCAGTTGGTGTTCGTATTACCACAGATTCTATTATTGCCGTTGTTTCTGGTTTAATGGATTCTCGCCGTGCTGTTGTGTTGTCATATCTACACAAAGCAATTAAACCACTCAACCAGTTAAGGATGATAGAAGATGCAACTGTTATCTATCGTATTAGCCGTGCCCCTGAGCGCCGTATTTTTTACATTGATGTGGGTAATCTTCCTAAATTAAAAGCAGAACAATATCTCCGTGATATCATGGTTAAGTATAAGAACAAACTTGTCTATGATGCCAACACAGGTGAAGTTCGTGATGACCGTAAATTCTTATCAATGATGGAAGATTTCTGGTTACCTCGCCGTGAAGGTGGAAAAGGTACAGAGATTACTACATTACCAGGTGGTCAAAACTTAGGTGAGTTGGAAGATGTCAAATACTTTGAAAAGAAACTATACAAAGCATTGAATGTTCCTGTATCTCGTTTGAATCCAGAATTAAATGGTTTCTCACTTGGTCGTTCAAATGAAATTACCCGTGATGAATTAAAGTTTGCCAAATTTGTTGACCGTATGCGTAACAAGTTTGCTGAGTTGTTTGACCAAGCATTGAGGGTTCAATGCGTTCTCAAAGGTATCTGTACCGATGATGAATGGACTATGATGAAGGAACATATCTATTATGACTTCATTAAAGATAACAACTTTACAGAACTTAAAGAAGCAGAATTAATGAAAGAAAGATTGGATTTGTTGGGTTCTGTTGACCCATATACCGGTCGTTATTTCTCACAAGCTTGGATTCAAAGAACCGTATTGCGTTTAACTGATGATGAAATCAAGTTAATGCAGAACGAAATTGATGAAGAAGTTAAAGCAGGACTTGGATTACCAGTTGGCGTAACAACCGATGTGGCACAAGCACAGATGATGTCACAGGTTGATGTCCCAAAACAAAATCCAGAAAAAGTTGTGGATAAAGAAGCTAAACAAGAAACCAAAGCCGCATCCGCTAATGAAGGTTGATTAAAAGAATAAATAGGTAAACCACAAATTGGAGAATAAAATGACAGACAGTACACGCAACATTATTGACTATGCTATGGATGACAATGGTGTAGAATTTCGCAACGCTTTGTATGCACAAATTCACGACAAAGTATCGGCTCATTTAGAAGCCGCAAAACAAGCCGTTGCTCAAAATATTATGGTTTCCGATGAAGATTCTGAAATGGAAGAATTTGGTACGGAAGACCAACAAGCCGAATAAATATACGGTAATTTAAATTAGGATAAAAAATGGCAATCTCAAATACAATACAAGTTTTAATTGATACCAATAAACGAACCGTTATTAAACGTATTGGTATTATTGATTCGGATGAGAACGAAACAGTAATCATCGATCCTAAAACATTGTCTGGTGCATTGAATGCCAATGGCGCATTGTTTATCAATACTTCTGGTGGCGGCAATACTGTTGCACCAGGATTCGCTAACTCAGCGTTTACAGTTACTAGAGTTATTGCAGCCGTTGATGCTGAAGTAGGACATTTACAATTAAAATGGCAAGGCAGCACATCTTCTGCAACAATTCTAGCAATGGGTGTTGGTGTTTTGGATAGTAATCCACAAGGAAATATACCAGCAATTACAAATAACGCAGTTGGTCCTACAGGTAACGTAACAATTAAAACAGTTGGTACCACAGCAAATGCAGCGTACACAGTAATTATTGAGTTGCACAAAAATGGCCAATATTATAGTGCTGGTCAATTCCAAGACCCAGCTGCATTTAACTATCCACCATATGGTGTAACTCCATAAAATGTTAAGTTTTAAAGAGTTTTTATTGGATGAAGGTGCAATACAAAAACTTGGCCAAAAAAAACTTGTTAGAGCTCGTATAAGAAAAGGTAAAATACAAAGAAATAAAACTTTTTCTAATGCACCAGGTTATACAATTCGTGGTGGTAAAATGGTTCGTATGTCGTCCCATGAACGTAGAAACAGACTATTAGGCGCTAGAAAAGCAAAGTATAAAAGAGCAACAAAGTTGAAACAGACAATTAGAAAAAGAAAAACATCTTTAACAAAAAGAGGCACATTAGGATTATGAAGCTAATCAAAGAAATTAACGAAACGGTAAATTATATTACCGAAGGTGCAGACGGCAAAAAAGAACTCTTTATTGAAGGTCCTTTTCTTGTTTCTGAAAAAAAGAACAAAAACGGCCGCCTCTACGAATATAATACGATGAAGAAAGAGGTTCATCGTTATACAGAAGAATATATTAACAAGAACCGTGCTTTTGGTGAATTAGGTCATCCTGAAACACCAACAATTAACCTTGACCGTGTGGCCATTCTTATTAAAGGTTTGAGAGAAGATGGTACACAATGGGTTGGTAAAGCCAAAGTTCTTGATACTCCAATGGGAAACATTGCCCGCCAATTGATTGAAGGTGGCGCACAATTAGGAGTATCCTCAAGAGGTATGGGTTCGTTGAAAAATGTTAACGGAATTAACATTGTTCAGAACGATTTTTATCTAGCCACAGCGGCAGATATTGTAGCAGATCCTTCTGCGCCTGGTGCGTTTGTACAAGGTATCATGGAAGGTAAAGAATGGATGTTAGTCAATGGTGTATGGACCGAACAGGATCAATCTCAGGCAATTCAACAGATTCGCCAAGCTTCACGCAGAGAAATTGAGGAAGTAAGTCTACGCATTTTTGAAAACTTCATGAAAAAACTTTAAATATAAATATCCAATATAAATCAAGGAGATTTTCAAAATGGGAAAATTTAATCTGTCTGAAGCCGCTAAAGAAGTTCTTGCAGGCAATGTTGCTGCAAAACAAAGAGGCCAAGAATCTGGTGTAGGCGACACATCTTTAAAAGGTGATGCAGCTTACAATACACAAAACGCTGGTGATATCGGTTTAAGAGTTACTAAAACTAATGATCCTGCACCACAATTAACCAAAGGTACTCCAACTGCAACTCCTCCAGGTGCAACGCCTCCTGTAAGTTCTGAGCCAATGAAGTATTTGGACAAAAAATTTGATGCTCAATCTTTAGGTCGCCAAGATGTGGTGGATAATGAAGATGCGGACCAATATCAAATTGGAGATTCCGATTATAAAAGTCGTGGTGCTCGCATTCCTACCACATTGGCTAAACAAACAATGCAAGCAAATCCAGGTGCCACATTCCAATCTTATGGCGAAGAAGCTGAAGTTGAAGGCGACTTAGTTGAAGAAGAAAAAGAAGAAGGCCATGAAGATGCTGCTCAAGATAAGGCTATGATTAAGAAAATGCTAAAAAAGGAAAAAATGAAAGAAGATATGGATGCATTATTGTCCGGTGAAAATCTTTCTGAAGAATTTAAATCTAAAGCTGCCACAATTTTTGAAGCAGCCGTTCTTGCTCGTGCTGATGCAATTGTAGAAGAAGTTGAAGCTCAATTGACAGAACAGTTTGAAATCGCCGTAGAACAGGTCAAAGAAGAAATGGCCGCTAAGGTTGATGACTACCTAAACTACATGGTAGAAGAATGGATTAAAGACAATGAAATCGCAATCGAAAAAGGTCTCCGTGCTGAAGTTGCCGAAGATTTTATGAACGGTTTGCGTGACTTGTTTATTGAACACTATATCGATATTCCAGAAGAAAAAGTTGATATTGCCGAAGAATTAAGTGCTAAAGTGGACGAATTAGAGTCTGCACTTAATGAGCAAATCAACAAAGGCGTTGAGTTGGTTAAAGCACTTAACGAACAGAAAAAAATTGAGGCTATCTACACAGCGTGTGAAGGCCTAACGCAGACCCAAGTAGAAAAACTAAAGTCGCTCGCAGAGAACGTAGAGTTTACTACTGAGGAAGAATTTGTTGCTAAAGTGGATGTTTTGAAAGAATCATATTTCAAAGCTGAAGTTAAAGTAGCAGACAGTTCTGCTTTGGACGATGAAGTTCAAATTGAAGAAGAAGTTAAGAAATCCGTTTCTACTGACCCTTCAATGGAAGTTTATGCGAAAGCAATTTCACAAACTCTAATCAAGTAATTTTAATACATAAAAAAGGATAATAAAAATGTATTTAACTGAAGAACTACAAAAGAAATGGGATCCAGTTCTGAATCATCCAGAATTAGATGCCATTAAAGACCCATACAAGAAGGCTGTTACTGCTCTTGTTTTGGAAAATCAACAACAAGCTATGGCTAAAGACCGTTCAGTATTGAACGAATTAGCTGATGCAGGTCCTACCAACGTATCAGGTGGCGTTCAGAACTTTGACCCAATCTTGATTTCTTTGGTACGCCGTGCTTTGCCAAATCTTATCGCTTATGACATCGCTGGCGTTCAGCCAATGACTGGTCCTACCGGTTTGATTTTTGCAATGCGTGCTCGTTACACTAGTCAGACTGGTACAGAAGCTTTCTACAACGAAGCAAATACCATTTTCTCTGGTCAAACATCTGCAAACGGTACTTTCAACAACTACGGTTTCAAAGGTACTGGCTTAACCGATACAACAACTAACATCACTACTGATTTAACTGCTAACGCTGTTACAACTGGTATTGGTATTCAAACTGCTGGCGCAGAATTGTTAGGTGCTGACAATGCTAACGCATTCCAACAGATGGCATTCTCTATTGAGAAAGTTACTGTAACTGCACAATCCCGTGCCTTGAAAGCTGAGTACTCATTAGAACTCGCACAAGACTTGAAAGCAATTCATGGTCTTGATGCAGAAACAGAATTGTCTAACATTCTGTCTACTGAGATTCTTGCTGAAATTAACCGTGAAGTTATCCGTACCGTTTATACTACTGCCGTTCTCGGTGCTCAGTATGGTACAACTACTTCTGGTTACTTCGACTTAGATACTGACTCTAACGGCCGTTGGTCTGTTGAGCGTTTCAAAGGTTTGATTTTCCAAATCGAGCGTGATGCTAACGTAATTGCTAAGCAAACTCGTAGAGGTAAAGGTAACGTATTGATTGTATCTTCAGACGTAGCATCTGCAATGGCTATGGCTGGTGTACTTTCTTACACTCCTGCTCTACAAGCTGACTTGCAAGTAGATGACACAGGCAATACATTTGCCGGTCTGTTACATGGCCGCATCAAGGTTTACATTGACCCATACTTCGGTGGCTACACAAGCAACCAAGAATTGGTAACTGTAGGCTACAAAGGTTCTTCACCTTATGATGCTGGTTTGTTCTATTGCCCATACGTTCCTCTACAAATGGTTCGTGCAGTTGACCAGTTCACATTCCAACCTAAGATTGGATTTAAAACTCGTTACGGCATGGTTGCTAACCCATTTGCACAAGGTCTTACACAAGGTAACGGCATTATCAATGCTCGTACAAACGTGTACTATCGTATTTTTGG